CGCTGCGATTGGACGGCCTTGGCGAGCTGCTGCAGATCGGCGTCCGTCGGCGTGCCGCCCGACAGCGTGATCATGTTCACGATCTCGCGCATCGGCTGCTCGAAGGCCGCTGCTGGCGGAATCGAGCCCATCCGACCGATCGAGGGATCGCCGTTGACGTACGGCGCATTCGGGTCAGTGACGCCATACGGCTGCTGATATCGCATCTAACAAGCTCCTTTTTAGGGAGTGCCCGCCATGGGGCCGCCGGCCGCGAGCCCGGAATAGTCGAAGACGATCTCGGTGTGCGCCGGCTTCCAGCGGCCGAGCAAACACTCGAGGTCAGTGAAGATGCCGATCCGCAAGTGCGGATCGACGCCTGCCTGGCCGCTGCCGCATCGGAACCACGTCAGCCGCGCGGCGCCGACGTGGACGGTCCAATAGAACCGTTGCTCGGGCGGCCCGATATACCAGCGATAGCGACCAATCAGCGGGTTTGGATCGAGCGGCGGCGTGCGCGTGTCGCCGCACTGGCTGATGCCAGCCATGAACGGCGCGAACTCTTCGATCGTGATCGTGTAGCCGAGCTTCGCCATCTGGTCGATGAAGAACTGGCGCGACTGAGCGCCGAGCATCGTCATCTTTTGAACCAGAGCAACCTGGCGATCGTAGATCGAGATCGGTTCTTTGACGCACGGATCAGGCAGGCCCCAATTGCGTTCCCAATCAGGCAGGAGCTCGATCGTCTTACGCGGATCAGACTCTCGCTCCAACAAGTCAGCCGCGCGGCTGTCGACGAAACCCCACACGCCCGCGAGGCCGCGGACGGTTTGCATCAAGATCGAGCCGACTTCTCGGGACCAGGCTATCCCCCGCGGCAACAGATTAGCGAGTGCTGCGGTGTATTCATCAGGACCGCGGCGAACGTGCCTGTCTTGTGGAATGTCTGGAACACTAGCTGCCATAATAGATGTCGCCCAGGACAGCCAGATGGCCCACGTCGGGCATCACGTCGTCGTCGCCGCCAAGGTCAAACGAGATGACGCCGGGCGCGCTCAACACCGCATCGGACTTCCAGGCCTTAAAGATCGTCTGGCCCGGCGCCGCGCGTTCCTTCAGCATTTCGAGGATCGACACCTCGATGCCGCCCTTCACCGTCGAGTCGTCACCAGGGTCGAGCTGATTGATGTAGAAGTCGATCGGCTGACGGATCGGCGCGACGACGAAGAAATCTTTGACGGCGACCGGTCGCACCGTGTCCAAATAAGCTTGCACCGTTGCAACGTCGTCGGCGTTCGGGAAACCTTCCTGGCCGGCCCGCAGGTCGTCCATCATGAATCTGACCGTGCACGTGCCGATGCCCATCTCGAGCGGAAACGACCAGGCGCGTGTCACGCCAGGAACGCGCAGAGTCCAGTTGACATAGTCTTCTTTGTCTCCGCCCATCGGCGGCGCTTGGATGCGCTCGAGCACGCGCATGCGCAGCTCGGCGTCGGTCTCGGCGTCCGTCCCGCCGTCGAGGTTGACGACGGTCGCCTGCCCGTCGACGCCGGCGATCGGCGTGTCGAACGCCATCCGCAACGGCGCGTTGCCAGCGAGACCCGGATCGAGAGCGCGCACCGAGCATTCAGTCGGGCCGCCGTCGCTGCCGATGAACATCTCCTCGGTCGTCTCGTAACCGATGCCGTTGCCGGTGAGCTGCGTCGCCTTCGGCACAACCGTGTCGGGGATGCCGGTGAACGTCACCGTGCCGAACGCGTAGGTCGCCTGCTTGCGTCCCGTCGAGCCGTCGGCGTTCGTCAGCCAGATATTGCCGTGACGATCGAGCCACTCGGTCTCGGCAGTATCGGGGAGGAGCTGCCTCGAGAGCCAATCGATGTAGCGCAAAGTAAGATGCGCCAGGCCGGCCATCGCGTCAGCCATGACGCGCAATACGTTGTTGCCGATGAAGGCCGCACCCGACAGGGCGGACGTAATCTCGTCGCGAACCATCTCGCGCGTCTTGCGCAGAGTCGGAGTCGACCAAGGCATTGCGATCGCCTGTTAGGAGGAGGTTTGAGCAAAGCCAGTGCCATAAGGCACCTTCGGCACGAGGCCAGCGCGGACCTCGTCCCACAAGTATTGAAAGCGAAGCTGGATCTCGCGCTTGGGCCCGCGATACATGGTGACGTAGACGTCGATCTCGGTGAGGCCGATGCGGACCGCATTGACGTCGAGCTGCGTGCAGATGCCCTGCGAGATGAACGGCTGCAGCGCCTCGTATGTATACGTGCGGGCCCTCACGAGCGTCGCACCTTCCCAAGAAAATTCGTCACTGATTTTCGCCCGCTCGAGCAGCCAATTCTTGCAACCGATCGGCCAGCCATCCCAGATGACATCCGCGTCGACATCGCCCCACCATCCGCGGCGATCATCCGAGTCAGGATCGGGCAGCACTTCGGTGATGTCAGCCAGGCTGTCGGTGCCGAGCGCCACGCGCACCGCGGTGGCGAGCTCCTCGTCCTCGCTCAGCGTGCCATCGCTGAGCAGCAACCAATCCATGAACGTCCCGGCGAGCGAGACCTTGTCGCGCAGGAAGATGTCAACCAATTCAGTAGTCTCCGAACCGATAGGTCGGCGGCAGCGGGATCGTCAGCCAGCCGGCGAGCACGTCATAAGCGATCACCTCGTCGATGGTCGTCAGCGCCTTCACCTCGTTCACCTTCGTGTTCTTGGTCCCGTAGAGCACGGTGCTTCGAGCGGCGATGCCGGTCAGGATCGCGTTCTGCTCGGCCGGCGTCACTGGCACCGGGTCGTTCGACCCGTACGGTATCCACTGCGTGCTTGAGGGCGTGAACGGCTGAAGGTTGTTCCAAGCGGCGGGCGTGACGGCGAAATGATTAGCGAGGTTGACGAAGCTGGCGGTCGTGCCCGGAATGTTTCCAGACAAGCCTGGCTCGGCATAACCTGAGCTCGAACCAGACTGCAGCTTCGGGTTTATCGCGTTGCGGCCGTCGCCGATCTGACCGAGCGCATTATCAAAATCAGTGGCAAGTTGAGTGCTCTGCGCGATGGCGTGATTGTTCACGTCGATGACGACGGCGTTGCCAGTGCCGCAGATTGCGCTGTCATTGCCATTCAGCGCTGCGATCACCGCGTTGAGCTGCGCGCTGATCGTGTTGACCAGCGTGATCAGGCCTTGCAGCGAGCCAGTGGTCGCCGCAGCGACCTGGTCATCGGTCGCATTCCACCAGTAATTTCCCGCCGCGACCACGTAGTGGAACGGCAACTGCCTCTTGGAGTCGAACAATTGATTGATCAGCTCGATCTGGACTTGCTGCGCCTGGTCGAGCGTGATGTCGGATAGCAGGGTCAGAAACTGCTTGAAGTACGGCACATAGGGAGTGACGTCGAAAAACTTCTCCCGCAGGCCGTTGAGGTTATCGCCTTCAGGTGTCTGATATTCGATCTCGCCCTTGCCGTCCGTCCATTGGATCATCCACGTGTTCGCCGGCAGCGCCGAAAAGTCGACGCCGATGACGAATGAGTTGTCGACGGCAAATTTGGTCGTGTCCGTGTTGAGCCACCAGCGCATTCGTCACACGTCATGCTTGTCTTTTTTCAGCATGATCGGCTCGACCGACCAGTGGCCGTCAGTGTCAGTGAAGATGCGGTTGCCCCCAGTGCGAATGTGCGCGTGCTTTGGAGTCGCCTGCACATGGCCCTGACCGTGGATCATCGTCGCCGCCTGGCCGTTGAGCTCGACCGACATCGATGATTGGACGTTGTCATCGCGAGCGGATTTCTGGCCGTATTCCTTCTTTTGCTGCTGACCGTTTCCTTGCTGCTGACCTTGCTGCTGCTGTTGCTGCTGACCTTGTTGCTGCTTCGGCACCATGGCCATCCGGATCGTCTTGTCGTCACGAGCCGAGATATAAGTGCCGTCTTTGTGCAAGTGGATTTGCTGACGGTCATCCTTTAGCCGGTAGTGCGCGACGTCGCCCTCCTCGAGGCCTTTGAGCCGATGTCGGCGATCGTCGACGCTGACGACCACCGGGTGCGACCTCGAGCCGTTCAGATACATGATGATCGCTTCGGCAGCATCTCCCTGCGGCTGCTGATCGTTCACGTCAGCCTCATCGCTGCTGCTGGTGCCGCCGCCGCCGCCGCCGAGGCTCCCGGTGCTCGCGCCCTGGCTCTGGTCCTGCTGCTGCTGTTGCTGCTCCTCCTGGTCCTGCTTCGCCGGCACGCAAGTGAAACCATATTGCTGCGCGCGCTCGACACCGGTGTGCGTCTCGGAATGCGTGACGTCGAGCGCCTTCATTTCCTGCCACAGGTGATCATCGTCGGCCTCGCGCAGCGTGGCTCGCGAGGCGTTGCTCTGCGCTCGACGCGCAGCATCGGTGACCGTGGTTCGGATTGGCACTGCCTGCCTCTATTGTTTGCCCGACACGTCCGGCTTGTGCTCGCCGCCTTCGCGCTTGAGCTCGAGGGTCGAGCGCGTGCCGCCGCGGTTGTCCTGCGAGAAGGTCACCGCATAGAGCTTCAGATCCTCATCGAGGATGAGCATCGGCGATTTGACATGCACCATCTGCGGCGGCCGCCATAAGCCACCGCTCGGCCGCAGCCAGCCATAGACGACAATCTGCGCCTTGAGCTGTTCCATGCCGCGTTTGGTATTTTCGAACTTCGTCCTGCTCTGTGCGTCTTCCTTATCGCCCGGATGCTCGAGCACGCGCAGCGTCGGTGCGTAGGCGCCCTGGCCGCCGCCCATTGCTCCCAACATCTGACCCATCTCTTTGTGGAACGGCACATGCGCGACCTTGGCGCCCCATTGCTGATCGTTGCCGTTCGCTTGCGCCGCTCCGTAATGCGGGCCGTCCATCGGGTCGATCGACATCGTCTCGCGGCCCTCGAGGATGTTGATGCCCTCGATCACCGTGTCGCCGCCGCCGCCTGGCCATTGCTCGAGGCCGATTAAATTTCCGCTCTTGCTATCGGTGCCGAGCTCGATGCCGCGTGATCGTGCCAGGGTCTCGAGGGTGTCCCATGCGGTTTGACCGGGCATGATGTTGAGCCGCTCGAATTGCTTTTGCGACAGCGGCCCCACCGGCTGGAACTTGATGCCGAACGGCTTGACGATCTGATTGGCGATCGATTGATACGGCGCTTTGCGGACCTCGCCCGTTTTAGAGATCGCCGAGCCGTTGCTCAAAGCGTGCGTCTTCGAGACGCCGGTGATCTCGACGCCGTGCTGCGTCGCGTTGTAGGCGACCTGGCGCTGGACGACGTAGCCCTCGATCGCCTGCTCGCCGGCAAGCGTGACCGTGCATTGATCGCCCGGCCGGATCCGCATCGCGGCGAAATCCTTGGCGAGCGGCATCCCCTCCGAGACCGAAAACTTGTATGAGTCAAACGGCTCGCCAAAGGCAAGGCGGACCTGCAGCATTTCCCAATCGCGATATTGCGTGCCGTTGACCGTGACGATCGCGATCTCGTTTTGTTTGAATGCCACGGCTCACTCACTTAAGCCTCGCAGAACGGGCATGCAAAAGGCCGGGTGCACAACGTGGTTCTCGAGGAAGAGCTCCTCGTATCGCGAGCCGTCGCCGTAGATGCGGTTAGCCGCAGCAAGCGCCGGCAGCGGCGCGATCTCGAAGGTCATCATGCGCGGCAGCGGCCGCGCGACGTCAGCCAGGAACCGCGTCACTGCCGCGTGCAACGCCACGATCGACAAATAGCTCGGGTTTGCCATCTCATCCGCGGCGAAGTCTTTGGCTTGATCAAACCAAACATTCATTCGCGTCATCGTGACGTCGATGTCGTCTCGGCTTGCGTAGGTGGTCGCGGCGATGATGCGCGCCTCGGAGGAAAGCGCGTAGAAAATGCTATTCTGCACCACCGAGATCGCCGGCAAATCTTCGAGCGGCTCGCGTTCGGTGAAGAGCTGCCGCAAGACGACGTCCATCCAATCAAGCGTGATCCCCGCGGCGATCGCCAACTGAAAGCAGATCAGCAATCGCTGCGCGAACGAGCCATCGGCAAGATACTGATTGACGTGAGCATTGAGGTCACCGACCGCCAGGCGCAGTTGAGAAGCTGACCGTCCGGTCGTCCGGCTGAAAAGCAACAGCTTCGCCGTCATCCGCTCAACGATGCCCTCGATCTCCTCATAGCTGGTCTTGGAAAGTGCCATCACCCGCCTGGCTGCATCACTGGCGGCTGCACGACGCCAGTATCAGTTTGGATGGATTGCTGCGCCGTCTGCTCAGTATTGGCCGCCGACTGCGTGAGGCCGACCTGGCTGTCGGAGGAAGCTGCACCCATGGCGGCCTTGCCGGCCTCAACGAATTGCATGTCATATTCGATATATCCGCCTTTCTGCCGCTGCTCGCCGTGCGTCCAACGCTCACACATGCAAAGCATCTGACCGAGCGTCGGGTGGATGAGCATGCCGGCGTCATCGTCATCGAGCGCGCGCTCGAGCTGGCGCATCTGTGAGATGAGATCGCCGCCGATGCCTCTGTCGCCGAGGATCAAATAAGCGGTGAAATTCCAGCGGATCGCGTGCCGGCCCATGTCTTCGCTATACGGGTCGTTGCGCTTTGGATACTCGTGGACGACGGTGCGCCGACCACCGGCGCGGGTCGATGCCTCGACATGGAACACGACGCCGCGAAAGCTTGCTGGCACCAGGTTGTCGCGCCAGACGTTGTGAATGTCGCGGATCGCCGTCATGGCACGCCCTCAGCGCTCGCGCCTTCGGCCGCCGGTGCTCTCTCTCGCGTGACCGAAGTGTTGCCCTTGAACGCGCCCTCGGTTTCGACGTCGACGTCAGTGCCGGCGCGCGACCGCACCGTGATGTTCAAACCCATGCGCGCGCGCCGCCTGGCCGCAAGAGACGAGAGAATGCCGCCGTGAGCTGCCGCCGAGACGCCTTCGCCGTCGCTCGACATCTTGACGGTGCCGCTCGGCACAACGTTGGTCGTGCTCGGGCTAGGCCATTGGCCGCCGCCACCGGTGCCTGTTTCGATATTGCCAGCTTTGACGCCGTAGCCGGGCAGCACAGGCGTTTGTAATTGTTGCTGCGTGAAATGCTCAGCCGAGATGCCGCCCGACTGGAAGTGCATCCGATCAAACGGCGTGCCGGAATGAAAATGGCCGCCCCACGTGAAGGTTCGATCTGGATAGACCCGATTAGCGTACTGCCGCGCGGCGAGCGCCATTCGCTCATAGAGCCAATAACCATAGCGAGATCGGTTGCCAGTGTTTGGAACCGCGCGATGGCCGCCCTTGCCATCTGGTTCATAGATCGTGATGTCGATCGCGCGGCCTGTCGGATGCCAGTGCGTGCCGGTCGCTCGAGCGTCGACCGTCGAGATCACCTTCGCATAGTAGCCTTCAGGCAGCGCCCGCGATGCCTGGCGCACGGTATCGACGAGCCACGGCTCGACCTTGACGCCGCCGCGCGTGTAGCCGTGCGCGGCCCCTTCATCGAGGCGGACGTTGCCTCCTGATGTCACCAGGCCCGACGGCTTATCAGCCTGAGCACCGGTCTCAGGAGGACCGGCGTCGCCGCCTGGTCCGCGCCGCGCCGTCCGCCACGTTCCGATGCCAGGACGCCGGCCGGGAAGCGGACCAGCGGCGCCGCCGCCGAACAATATGCCGCCGAGATTGGCACCGGCGACGCCAGCTCCCAATACCGTAGACTTCGACAAGCTCAGCGCGTCGTTGAGCTTTTCGAGCTCTTGCGTCGTGTCGTGGACGACATCACGCGTCTCGCGGTTCCTTTGCCGCGCTTGAGTAGCCGCTGCAGCCATCTGATTGTTGGGCTGCGGCGAGGAGCCGACGTCACCTCCCTGTTGCTGCGGCGCTTGTGGCTGCTTGTTGGCGTCAGGCGCGGGTTTCTTCTCTGGCTCGCCCTTCGCCTCGGTTCCCATCACGGCATAGAGCGCCGCGATCGCCGCGGTGATCGCCAAGACGGTGCCGATGTAAGGCCCGAGCAGCGCCAGAGCAGCCGCAAACTCGACAAACCAAACAGTGACGCCAATGACGGCAATTCCAGCAAATATCACCTTCCAGCCGCCCATGCTTTGCACGACGCTGTTGAGCTCCTTGAAAAAGTTGACGATCACCTCCGTCGCATTCTTCAGGCCGTCGACAAAAGTCTCGATGTCTTTCGGCGTGATTGCCTCGAGCCATTGCGCAAACTGATCGACCAATTGCTTGCCTGGTCCCGCGAGGTATTTGTCGAGCGCGTCCCCGAGCTTGGCGAGGCCTGGCATCACCGCCATGCTGATGCGCTCCTGCGCATTGCTCATGGAGATTCCAACATTGACCCAAGCCAGGCTGAATTTCCGCAGCTCGTCGACTGATGGCTGGATCTTCTCGTGCAGGCCCTTGACGTCGAAAATCTCGGCGAAAGCGACCGAGCCGGTGCCGAACGTATCCTTGAGGAAGCGCAGCGCCTCGAGGTTGCCCTGCTTGGCGAGGAGCTTCGCGCGCTCGATCAAACGATGATAGCCGGCCATCAGGCCGCCGGGCCCGCGCAATGCTTCATAGAGCTCCTGCGCAAATTGCGTGCCGCCCTTGGCGCCGTGCGCCATCTTCTGAAACACGTCGGACGCGCTGCCGCGCAAGCGCAGATCGAGCAGTGCGCGCAGAGTCGATTCGACTCCCGCCCGCGCCGCCGATTGGCTCTGCCCGAGCACCATGCTCGCCGACGTGAGGTGCTCGAGCTCCTCACGCGTGACGCCGAGCTCTTTCGCCGTATAGTGCGCCTGCAGGCCGGCCTGGCTGAAGGCGCTCAATGACTTGGTGATCGCCGAGATGGCGGCGATCAGGCCGCCGGCCGCGAACGCGCCAGTGAAGCCGCCGATGCCGGTCAGCCGCGAGATGGTGCCGAGCTCACGACCGAGGCGCGCCGCCGCGTCTTCGGTGAGCTTGATCTCGTTGCGGATCTTGTTGAACGAGAAGCCAGCGTCGACGCCGCGGAACCGCTGCCGGGCGCGCTCTATCGCTTCCGAGGCCTCATCTCGGATGACGACTTCAACGACTTCGGTGCCCGCTGGCATGGCTCACTCGTAATTGGTGTCGCTGTATTCCGCCGCGTTACCACCGGGATGCGACATCTGCGGCGATCGCCTGAGCTGGCTCGGATGGAACAGCCATTGCTTTTTCTTGGGCGCGTCCTTGTCGCCGACAGTGATGTCGACGTTTGCCTTGCCGCTGGTGACGTCTTGCGAGGTGTCATAGACGATCGAGCGGTTGACCTTCTCACGAGCAGTCTCGTCGCCAAATCGACCTAAGATACCCGAGTAGTCACTGATTGCTGTCGGTGCACCCGTCGGTGCGGACGATCTACCTTCAAAACGACGGCGACGACGCTCTACCTCGCGTCCCCATCCTTCTTCAAACGACGATGGAGTCTGCGGTCCGCGCATTCCTGGATAAGGATTGCCGCCGATGTTCGTCATCGTGCCGCGAGAGTAAAAACCACGGCCTTGCTGATGCATCAAATAAAGCTCGGTCGGCGTCGGATCGCGACCGTATTTGTTCCTAAACCAGTCTCGGTGAGACGCCATCAAGCTCGCAGCAGCGCGAGCATTGTCAGTTGCGTTATAAATGTCACCTCGACCATGCTGCCTCCATTCTTCAGTGCCAAGCTGAAACAAACCTTTGTATTGAGTGCCCCGACGGCGATTAGACTCCGGGTTCATGCTGGACTCGATAGACGCGAATGACTTCATCGTCGCCGGGTCGAGACCGTACTCCTGCGCAGCTCGCTCAATCGCGGCATTGACATCGGATGAGCCTTTGCTCAGCCTATCGCCCACTCGGGCACCGCCGCCGTCTGTCGGACCAAATCCTGGTGATCTGTAAGTTTCTCCGGGACTCGTAATCGGTCCGATGGCGCGATCACCGCCATATGGGATCGTGCTCTGCGGCACGACATTTTGCTGGCTCGGCGCTGGCCATTGTCCTCCGCCGCCGCCGCCGCCTCCTCCGCCGCCTCCGTCACCTGGTCCACCGGCGCCCGGTCCGGTGGTAGCGCCGCCGGGGCCAGTGGTAGCGCCGCCGCCGCCGCCGCCATCTCCGCCCCATCCGCCGCCGCCGCCGCCACCTCCGCCGCCGCCTGCTTCGCCGCCCTCGAGCTGCTGATTGAGCCGCTTGAGCTCGTCACGAAGTTTTTTGTATTCCTCGTTGATGTCTTTCGAGAGGATGCCGGCGACGCCGCCGAGAGCGCCGCCCGCCATGCCGGCCTCAGCCAGAGGATCCTTGAAGGCGCCGCCGCCGTAACCCCAGAACAGCCGCGGGATCATCTTCAAGCTTTCGATCACTCCCCACCACTTGGTCGCCATCGACTCTGGCAAAACCTTGCCAGGCAGGAATTTCTTTTTTTCCTCTTCGGTTCGCGGATCTTTGGGTTCCCAAGTCAGCAGCTCGGCGATCGGAACGCCAGCGGCGAGCAGGCGCAGCAACACGCTATTTGCTGCAATCGCCGATAATGCGGTTGCGATCCGCGTCAGCCAAAGCGCAACGGGAATTGCGACGAGCGCGATCAGTATCGGCCGCCAGCCGCCGATACTCTGGACGACCTTGTCGGCTTCCTCGAAGTTTTTCTTCAGTGATTGGACGCTGGCCTCGAGGCCGTCTGCTGATTTGATCCACTCGGCCATGCCCTCGATCCACTGGCCGGCCTCGTCGAGGAACTTCTGTCCCGCCTCCGACTGCAGGAATTGGTCGATCGCCGTGGCCAGTCTCTCAAACGCTGGCGTGAGCGCCATCGCGAGCCTGGTGCCGATGTTTGACAGCGAGATGTCGAGATTGATGTTGGCGAGCCGAAACTCTTTCAACTGCTCGACGTTCGGGACGAGCCGCGCGTGCAGACGATCGACGAACCGGAGCATGTCGGCCGCGCCGACAGTGCCGAGACCGAAGATCTTCGAGATCATCGCCTGCGCCTGCGGCGACATCCGCTCCATGCGCTTGAGCAGCAGCTTGAGCGCTTCCTCCGGTGCGCCGCCGGCTTCCTCGAGCGCCTTCATCAGCGCGTCGCGCAGCTCCATGCCAGAAAACTCGGCGCCCCTGGCGAGCTCCTGCGCGACGTTGGCTGATCGGCCTTTGACGTAGAGCTCGTTGAGCGCCCGCAACGCGCTCTGAATTCCGGTTGCTGCTTCCTCATGGGTTTGCCCCATGACCGACAGTGCGTCGGTGTATTTTTCGAGCGCCTCCGTCGAAATGTTGAGCTCTCGGGACGTATAGTGCAGTTTGAGCCCGGTCTCGGAAAACTGCATCAAGGCCCGATTAGCAGCATAAAGGCCGGCGACGACACCACCGGCCCCAAGGATGCCGCCCAATCCGGTGAGGCTGAAGAGCGTGCGGAATTCATTCTGCACGCGGCCGATCGCGCCGCGCAGCGTGTCGAGCTCTTCGCGCGCTCGACGCGTGCTAAAACCGCTGTCGAGCTGCCGGGCGCTCGCGGCAATATCGCGAACGGCCTTCGAGAGCTCGTCGCGAAGGATCAGCCGAAGCTCGACGGTTCCGACGGTGACGTCAGCCATTGTCGGCCTGCATCGCCTCGCGTGCTTGCTGCACCTCGTCCTCGAGCTTGCCCGTCCACATCATGTGACGGTGAACTTCACTGATCGGCTTATCGAGGAAGATGCAGGGATCGAGGTGGTAGTATTTGGCGAGCTGATAGCACTGCAGGATCACGCTGTCGGGCGAGATCACCCCAGTGCTGGTGCGAAAAAAGGCACCAGCTTCCACGCGATCGAATTCCAATCCCTGGCGCTGATCTGCCTGACGCTCGACGGCGGAATCGCGGTGAGCTGCGAGATCATGCTGCTCATCTTGCGCTCGTCGAACGTCAGCCGCGGCCGCTCGTTGATGAACTCAACGACGATCGGGTTGCCGGCGCGCTCGATGTCGCCCGCGGTCGGCTCGCGCCATTTGAGCTCGCGCACCTCCTCGCCGTGCGCCTGGATAGGCTTGCTCAGCACGTAGGACAGCGCCAGCTCTTGGAATTGCATGCCGTTGACGGCGGCGCCCGGAGCGTCGTCGTTCACCTCAAGGTTCGGATCGTTTTCAGCCATGGGCGTTCTTCTCCATCTTTTGGCAATCATGCGATCTATCTGATGGCGCGAGCGATCTACTCGCGCCAGCAAACGCAATTGCTCTTCGATCAGCCGCCGAAGC